TCCGCGATGCTCTTTCCGGCAGTGTGTTTTCTGCTATTTTGTCGAAGTCGGCGGCTTTGACAATCTCTGTGACGTACGGCTTTCCTTCAGCGTTCTTTACACGTTTGTGTTCACGCTGCGCATACACATGAAGCAACGCGTTTTCACTCACCGCCTGCACGTCTTTGTATTCTCGTTGCGTATTATAGTCGGCAATAATACCGTTTATTATTCCGTCAATGTTATGTGCGGACATTGCTTTTTTCATGTCCGCGACCATTTTCCCATTTTGCAATATTTCATCATGCGGCAGCGTGTACAGCTTTTCGGCAGTGTTTACAAGCGTTGCCAGTGCTTCAAGCGGTTTATTCATTCTGTGACCTCATAGCTCAAATGTTTTTCAAGTTCGCCCGTTTCGTATAATGGCTTATCAAACCCTTTCTTCGCAACTGTCGTAGGCGCATTATGTTGCAGCTCGCCGTTGCTTTCGATTATTCTTTTTGACTCGGCGACCGCTTGACGACCCATATCCTGAAGGAAAACCGTTTCAAGGCGTTTCGTGTCGCGTGGGTTTCTGACAGAGTTTATCATAAAAGCCTTTAAACGTTCTTTAGTAAACTTCGCGCCGATCTTTTCCGCACCCATCCGCAGCACGGGGCGCGGTGGTATTGTCTCACTGCCGTAATGATTTATTGCGAGTACTTCTGCATACGTCATGCCGTCGTCATACGATCCGGGTAATGCGCCTAATTTTACAAACATAAATTACCGCCTTAATACTTGCACCGCTGCCGCATATTCCGCCACTATCGGTGACGTTGCTAAATGTTCAATTGCACCGGCTAAACTGTCAGGACAGTCATCATGCGGCGCGCCTTTGTAATACCGTGACACTTCGAGCGTGTATTCTGCCTGTGTCCCTGCGAGTATTCTCATTTCCGGTTTGTTTGCTATCACTGTCGCCGCGATCCTTTCATGTTTATTACGGTATTGTCTTTTGACTGTCCACAAGTTTTTTATTGCATTACTGTTTTCGTTTGCTCTAAACGCGTCAATAAAGAAAATAGACGACTCAGCAAGTTGCGACTCGATAACGCTTTCGATCGGCGTAAAGCGTGCGAGAAAGTTTAAAATCGTTATCCGTGTTGCTTCGTCCGATATTGATTTTGGCAACTTCATTCCTGTGAATAAAATCGCACCGCCTTTCAATACACCCACAACCGACACAGCGGTCGAGTCTGTGTCTGTCTTATCGCTGAACGATGGATCAATAAACGCAACTGAATACATACAATCCCACACGTCAACAGTTGCAAACGCGCCGAGCGTATCGTTGTCCTGAACGTGTTTTAATTCATAATTACACGCCCATTCCGCATACGGTAAACGCTCTTTGCGTGCTGCAATCTCGACAAGCTCGTCGAGCAGCAGGTCAACCGAGCCGAAAGGAAATTGTCGCCCTTCAAAATACTTTGCGTCTATAATTGAAAAAACGTCCTCTTCGTGCCACGGCGTGCCTGACAATCTCGTTTGCCCTAATGGATCAATAAGGTTTTCAAGTTCTCTGAAATAGTTAATTGTCCAGCGCCTTTCTGCGGGGCTATACCTGTCATCGATGGTCGAAATATCATCGGTCCATATGTAGTCAAAGTGTCCGCCGGTGATCGACGCGCCCACGCCGACAGCCATCAAAGACGGCTGCGGTGTTATAGTTTTTTTAAATGCGAACTGTGTACGCTCGCTCGACCATATTTTTGTTTTTGCGTCAGTGATACCCCAACGTGAAAACATATACAGACGTAAAATATCATTCGTTTCAAAGTGTCGTTGAATTGATTTCAAAATGTCGCTTGCAAGGTCGCCCGTTTTACGAACGATTAAAAGCCGCATATCAGGGAAACATAAAAAGAGCAGTGCCATAGCGACAACACCGCACGTCGTTTTATAACTACCGCGAAAAGCCTGTAGCACATCAAAGCGGTTGTATTGTAGAAAGACTTTTATCCACTCACCATGAAGCGGCGTTAGTTTTTTGTAGCCGAGCACATGGCCGAACTTGTGCGGTTCGGCAAGCCATGCGCGCAAAAGTGCGACGTGATCAATTTTCTGACTTACTAACGCCATATTCCCGCAATACGTCCGCGACAGCTTTGTCTTCTGTGTTGATGTTTAGTGTTGTATCTGTTATCACTTTTTTCCCTTCAGTGAAATCGCCAATGTTTTCAAGTAGTTTAGCAGTCACCATGTCGCAGCGGCCGAGCATCGTCCCGAAAACGTGATCGACAAGCTGTTGCCCGCTTAACTTCTTTTTCTTCGCTTCGCGGACAACAACACCTTTAATGATTACTGCCGGGGACACTTCTATTTCATACTCACGGGCGAGTGCTTCAGCGTAAAATTCTGACAGTTTCTTTTTCTCAGCTCGTGCTTTTCCAGACGCCTTTCCACCCATCCGTGCAATTTTCTTTTGTTCCGCCTTTGTTCTCGTGTTCTGCGGTTTCAAATTTTCAACTCTTCCAGCCATTACGCTTTCACCATCTTCCCTATTCCGAAAATATCTTGCATCATCTTTTCCGGTTTATCTGCAAGAAATGTTTCACACGCAAGTGCGGCGCCCGGAAAGTTTACCCACTTGTAATCATGCACAAGTATAACGCCACCCGGTTGCATTTTGTGGTATACCTTTTTAAAGCTGTCCGTGATGGAGCTATAAAAATCACCGTCGAAAAAAGCAAAACATATTTTATCAGGATATTTGTTGTCAGGTATATCACCGAAAAATCCTTTATTGATTACAGGATACGATAGAATTGCATCGTCAAACGTTTTCTTGAACATTTCAATCGATACAGCAGACGCACCCTTGTCGCATGGTGTTGCGCCGTCTTCTGCTGTTTTTGGCGGCAACCCTTCAAAAGAGTCGTATACATGCAGCGTCTTATCAACCTTCGTTGCTTTTATGAGTCTTTGAAGGTAGCTCGATGTCATACCGATGTTACAGCCCATTTCGACTATATCCCCCAGAACAGAAAATGTCTCCGCGCAGTTACTCAGGATGTATTTTAATTGCCCCTCCGCAAGCATCACGAACGTTTTTCCTTCGGCGTCTTTTAATACTTCATCCACTATACTATTCATACACCCTCGTTTATTAAAGCAAATTTGCCAAAATATTTGACAGCCGCTACATTATAGGCATGCGCGGCGTCTTCTTTATTGCAAAATAATCCTAAATAAATATGTTTGTAATTAACTTTTATTTGCGCACTCCATTTTTTATTTAATTCTCTCCAGAAAACACCTTTATGTCCTGATTTGTTATTTACTCTCAATTTTTGGTTTCCCATATTTTCAGAGTGTGCGCAGCTCCTCAGGTTTTCTTTTTTATTATTGCAGCCGTCGCCGTTCTTATGATCTATATCAACATTGCAGTCGTCACACCCTAAAATAAACCTATGAAGATAGACAGGTTTACATTTGTTATTACTCCATTTACCAGCTCTTACATAAAAAGTTTTTCCATCGTTCTTATAATCACAATACCAGCGATATTGTCTGACCTTGTCCCAGTCTTCTATATCTATGATAACTTCTTTATTGCCGTACTTAACCGACTCAATAAGGAATTTCAGTACTTTTTTGTCTTGATACGTGATTGTGTTTGATTGCTGCACAATTAAACTCCCTTATGATAGATATCGAGCGTCGTTCCAAAATGGTGTCTTGCATAAATTTTGTCCGGCCCTGTATACTTTACGCCCGTGAAATGCTCGGGGATCATGAAGTGAGAGGGAAATATTTTTACGTTTGCTTTTGTCTGTCGATACATCTCACCCATATATTGATTGCCGGTTGTTTTCCACGGTTCGCCGACTGTCTCTTTTTGCCGTAACCCTTCAATCAATTCCGCTGCAAATACACTACCTTGCACAGCTGCTAATAGTGGTGATATGAGTCCGGGTCGTACCGTTTCATTTTCCCAAACACTATACGAATCAAAGTCATTGTAAAACAGTTCATCAATCGGTGCAAGACATTCCGCATCGGCGTCCATAAAAACGCCACCGTATTTATGTAATATTTCATATTGACAAACGTCTTTCGCGCCATGCCAAACACCACTCGACATATAATAGTCAATATGTTTTCTATTTATAAAGTTTTCCTTATCTATATCCTTTTCAGTCCACAGCCTGCACTCCCAATCGGGATTAAACTCTTCCCAGCTTCGCATCCACTTAAGCGGCATCGGTTTTGGCCCAAACCACGCCCTATGTATGATCTTTGGTATGGTGACAGGTTCTTCGCCTGATAGCTTCCACGTCGGCAGCGACACCGTATTATTTGCAACGGATGGGATTTCCGAGCGGTGCCCGATAAGTGAGGGCACAGGAAAAAGGATCTTCATGCCGTTACGCTTCACGTATTCAGATATACGGTCGTCATCATGCTGTGAGCGCTGCCGGTCAAATTCGGCGATCATCGGTTGTATGTGTGTCACGGGTAAACATATTGCAACACCGCCCCGCGTCACATTGTCCGTGTAGACGCCGTCTTTTACCCATAGGGGCGAGCGGTGGCGGTCTTGCTTCAGGAAAAAATTATACCCTTGCGCTCGTCGGTTTTCCTTTATCCGCTTTTCTTCCTGTGCTGTTATAAAAGCAACGGCCTTTTCTCTGAAGTTATCGCAGACAATACTGTCATCTTGTATCACAAGGTGATGCGTACACAATGGATCATGCTTCATCCATGACGCCCGGCTGTTTGCTATAAGGTTGTTTTGTTGA